CTATTTACTTGGAAAATATCAAAGATGATTTTGTAAGAGAAAGAAACAATATCTCTAGTACAGAGTTTTCATTTAGTAGATTTATTATACCACATTTAATGAACTATCAAGGTTGGGCATTGTTTATGGATTGTGATATGTTAATGAAAGCTGATATTAATGAACTATGGAGATTGAGAGATGATAGTAAAGCCATCCAGGTTTGTAAACATAACTATGTACCAAAACACAATAAAAAGTTTTTAGGTCACACACAAACTGTTTATCCAAAAAAGAACTGGTCTAGTTTTATGTTGATGAACTGTAAGAAGTGTACAACACTTACACCAGATTATGTGAACAAGGCAAGTGGTTTAGAACTACATCAATTTAAATGGTTAGAAACCGAAGAACTAATTGGTGGTTTGCCATTAGAATGGAACTGGTTAGTTGGTGAATACACAAAGAAAGAAGATGTTAAGAATGTCCATTTTACAGAGGGCGGTCCTTGGTTTGCTGATTACAATAAGGTTGATTATGCTGACGAATGGCTAGAATATTATAACGAGCAACAAATATGATAGACGGATTTGAAACAAGAGAGAGTACAGATATACCTGTTAGAGCTTTAGTTAAAAGTGCTAAAGGTAATTTATATAAAAGACCTGGTAGTAGTGTTGAACCATACATAACTACAATGTGGGATTATAACCGTAACTTTTTAAGACCAGTTGCTGTATTTGGCATGTTGCGTGGTACAGGACAATTAGTAGAAGAATGTAGTAGAGATGGTCAAGACTTTTATTTCTTTGACCATGCTTATTTGTTTGGTAACAAACATAATGTATCCAGAGAAGTTGGTGAAAAAGTATATAGATTAACTAAAAACTATTTTCATATTAGAGATATTAAGAAATTAAATAAACCTGATTATGAAAGAATAGAAAAGTATAGACCTTTTGTACACATGAAACCTTGGAAGTATGAGGGTGATTATATTCTTTTTATACCACCTAGTGACCATGTAAGAGCATATTATTATTTTAATAGAGATTGGGAAAAGAATACTTTAAAAGAAATAAAGAAACATACTAGAAAAGAAATTAAAATTAGAACTAAAGATAGTACAGAATCATTAGAAAAAGATTTAGAAAATGCCTATTGTACAGTATCATATCAATCAACTGTAGTTATAGAATCTATAATGTCAGGTGTACCTAGCTTTTGTGCTAATGAATCAATGGGTTTACCGGTATCATTAACAGACTTATCACAAATAAAGGACCCTTTATATTGTGGCGATAGACAAGAATGGATAGATTCATTATTAGCAAATCAATTTACAATGTCAGAGATTGAAAACGGAACGGCGTGGAAGTATGTTAGTAACACATAAAATTAAATGGCAACAATGCTTATCTCACCAAATTTGGCCTTATATAGAAAAAGGTTGGAAAGATGAAGATAGAAATATACACTTCTTTTGGGGTTTAGCAGGTTCTAATATACCTGAAATAGCTGAGTGTGAAAGACTTGGTGAAGAATGGTGGTATGTAGATGTGGGTTACATTACAGACCAGATTACAAGATATCCTAATCCAATTATTCATAAACCAGATAGTACATACTTTAGAATTATTAAAGGTCATATCCATACACAAATTATGGCACCAGGTAATGGTGATAGATATGAAGATTTAAAAGATAGAGGTGTTGATACAAGTATAGAAGATTGGAAAAATAATGACGGTCATATTTTATTATGTCCTTCATCTCCTACTGTTACATTTAGACAAAATCATATATCACAAGAAGAATGGATTACACAAACAGGTAATAAATTATTAAAATATACAGACAGACCAATTAGAATGAGAAACAAACCACGGCCTGGTAATGAGTGGTGGGGAACAGATATAAAAGATGAACTAAAAGGTGCTCATGCTTTGGTAACTAATATGTCATTGTCAGCTATTGACGCAATTAAATTAGGTATACCAGCATTTACAGATATAGATAATATTGCTTCGCCTGTATCAAATACAGATATAAGTATAATAGAGAATCCAATGAAACCAAATAAAGAAATTATCAAAGAGTGGATAGATTGCGTTGTAGAAAATCAATTTACACTTGAAGAAATTGGGAGTGGTGTTGCTTATGAAACACTTAAAAAACAAAATGAAGATAAGGTACTATAGAGATTTAAATGGTGCAAGATGGCTAGGCTTCGGATTGGCAATGATAAGTGTTTACATTTTATCAAGTGCCAATATTGCGACACAATGGGTTGGTTGGACTTTTAGTATAATCGCCTGTGTAATGTGGGTATATTTTGGTTGGAAAGATAGGGACTGGCCAAGAATGTTAATGGAATTTATGTATTTAATAATGAGTATGAGGGCGGTATACAATTGGCTGATAATATGAGATTAAAAGGACCTTTTAAAAACTTTGCTTGTGTCTGTTATGGTGACAAGTATTCACTAGACTATGTTCAAAAACTGTACAACATGGTACAGAGAAACACCACATATCTACACAACTTTTATTGCTTTACTGATAATGTAAGAGCTCACGATTGGCTAGAAGGCCATATTAATATAAGACAATTTCCAGAACATGATTTACAAGGTTGGTGGAATAAAATGCAACTGTTTCATCCTGATAATGGCATTTCTGGTGATACTTTATACATGGATTTAGATGTTGTTATTACAGGCAACATAGATTGTTTCTTTGATTGGGAACCTAAAGCTGATTTTGTTGGTATGAATGACTTTAATCCACAGACCAAGATATTCAACTCCAGCGTGTTTAGATTTAAACACGAACCAATGACTAGAAAGCTATGGAAACCTTTCATTGAACAGAGGGCGAACTGGCTTAAAATGGCAGGTGACCAGAATGTGATATCGAATATCATATTGAAACACAAAGAAACCAGGTCGTTTCCAGACGCTTGGACACAATCATATAAGTGGTACGATAGAAGTGGTACCAGATATCATAAAGGTAAGTGGACTTTCGAACATAATGGCGAATCGTTGGTAACCGTGTTTCACGGACAGCCAAATCCACACGAATCCGACATGGAATGGGTCAAAAACGCTTGGAAATAACACTTTCCTAGCTGTGCAGATTGTCGCACCATCTAAAACCTAGACCTGGTCTCAAAAAGTTATACAAAAAAAGCGCCAAAAAGCGAAAAAAGTGCTTGCTTTAGGTTCCAGGTATGATAGGATATGTGTATATGATAAAGAAATACACAGAAAAAAAACATCAAATAATGGTTAAAAAACATGAAAAAAGGCTTGCCAAGTGTAAGCAATACCTGTATAATAACCTTATTGATTTACTAATGAACAACTTAAACACTAATAAAGGAGAAACACACTATGTCTAAAGTTAAAAACTACTATTGGGACGAAGCTGAAAAATTTGTTGACGCCGTTCTATTAAAACTAAAAAACAACGAAATCAGCAAAGCTGACGCTAAGAAAGAAATCTTGGAATCAAATGTTGCACTTGATTTAGTTGATATCAACGCTTACAACATTGACGAAGTAATCGACATGGAAATGGAGATGGCTTAATGTCAAAAGGTAACTCTTTAAATCTAGTATATGGTATTGAGTATCAGGATCCTGAAGAAGGATACGATTACTTTTATGTCTATCATACTATATTCAGAAATGTACCTTTAAGTCAATTGAAAAGACTTAACGACAAGAATTTACACAAGAGAGTAAAAGCTTTCTGTGATAAGAATTACAAAGAAACGGCTTCAAATGCCACAGGTCATACTAAAGTTGAAATGATACACGGTGACCATTATTATGAAACATATGCAGATGTATTCGGTAAAGAAACTGTACAAGGTGACAACGCATTATACCATGACTTTGGTCAATTGTGGAATAAAAGACAATTCTTTAAAAGAGATTTTAAACCTGACTTCACTAGTCAGTACGAACATAAACACTTAAACAAAAAAATAGGAGGATACGCTAATGATAATTAATGTAGGAGATAAGATACTCGCAAATAAGGGTAGAATAGGTGAAATCATCAATATCGGTATTGCAACTGAAAAATCAGATATTGCAGCTGAACTAGATACTTCACTTAATGCAAAAACATATGACACAGATTTAATGTATTGTGGCGCTGTAACATATACAGGCGACAATGGTACATACTGGTGTTACTTCAATCAGATAGAAGAAAATCTAACTGCTAAAGAAGATTCAGATGTTGATGTACAATTAAATTTAGAAAACGAACAACTGTTAGGAAAATAATGAAATATAATGAAGATAAAATACTACAAGAAATAGGTACTTATATTAAAGGTACTTATGGTCAACACTATGCTCAAGTAAGTAAAGGTACACAAGTACAAGACTTATTAAGAAGTGTAGGAATTGACAAAGATTTCTGTCAAGCCAATGCAATCAAATATTTGTGTAGGTTCGGCAAAAAAGATGGTCGTAATAGAAAAGACCTTTTAAAAGCTGTACACTATATTGTACTATTAATGAATTCAGAGGACCAAAAATGATTGATGAAACAATTGTAATTGAAACTTGTAATAAAGTATTAGACCAAATAGCTGATAAAGATTATGATGGTGCTATTGATACAATTTCTAAGCTCAGAGCAGATAATCAAAAGAAAGTTGATGAATTTGACAAATGGGCAGAGGAAGAGAGTAAAAAACAAGAGAATATGGCTGTTCCGGACGATATTGGCCAGGACGGCGGAGTGGAGAACTTTGGTTAAACTCGATATTATGGGCTATACAAACACCTTCGACAGCTTCGATTCGCCAATCCTGGCGCATCCTGGCGCTTATTTTTTCCAAAAAAGCGAGGAAAATCACGCTTTTTATTGGGGCTTGCCATTTTTGGCAATTTATGATACTATTAAGACATTATTAACACACAAACAGAAAAGGACTATATGACAACAACATTTAGATACAACAAAGAAATGATTTACGCTGAATTCGAACAAGCAAAACAGAAAGATATTTCTTTATCTAATAAAAAAACACTAGACGAAAAGACTAACGATATCTTTACTAATAGGATTGCAATGTTAAAAGAACACGGCGACCTTAAATTCAAATCACCTGAAATTTATGACGGTGTAGATATCAACTTCAATAGATTATTGATTGCATACGAGTCTCCAAATCCAAGAGACCACTTTTATAGAAGTGTATTTGGTAAATCATTTGAAGAACATAGAATAGAAAACGAAATTACAGATGTTAGAGATTACTCTATTTCAGATGAGAAGTCACAAACATTGGAAGAAAAAGTCGAGGCTATGGTATAATGGCATTATCAGACTATTCTTCACACGATTGGCGAAAATATACAGATGACGCTATTATAGTAGATGATAAGGAATATGAACAATTGAAAGTGAATAATAGTAGAGTTATATTTACAAATCCAAAGACATTAAAAAAAGAGTCTGTTGATGTTTCCAGATTAATCAGAGTATTTGTAAACAATATAGTCGGTCAAAGAAAGAGTATTAAATAATGGCAATAATCTATACTAATCAATCAAGTGGTTCTTTACGAAGAACTAAAAAGAAGATGAAGAATTTATCTTCTAATCAAATATCAAAGTTTGAAGAAGAGCTTAGAGTACATAATAAATTTATGAAACAAAAAGGTCTTCATTCTATGTTAATGACACTTGATGAATATATTAAGTATAGATTTGGTCAATCGCCAAAAGTAAAAACAACATTCGTACCATTACAGAGTGTGCCTCATGTTAGAGAAACACCTGAATATCCTAGTTTATCAAATAGTAAAAACATGGGTAACGGTGGTACAATCGACCATAAAACACAAATGGAAAGAATTGCAGTATCTAAACAATACTCAATTGTTCCAGCATATAACAAAGGTCCTTACATGGTGGTCAGTAAAGAAGACCTTAAAACAGCAGGGAGAAAAGTATGAAGCTAAAAGAAATAATAGCAATTACAATCTGTGGGTTAGCGTTTATGTTAATCACAGGCGTTGCAAAAGCAAATCCAGTTACAGATTGGATAACAAATGAGAAAAACAAAATAGTTGAGTATCAAACTAAAAGTTGGGCTGATAGTAAAGTACAATTAGCTAACACAAAAGAATCAATCTTAAATTTATTCAATAAGGCGAAAGATAATGTTACACAAGATTAGTGATTTTTGTAATAAGATTGACACTATTAAAAAGATGTCAGATGATTTAAGGGTTTTGAAATATGAAACCCCTAAATCAGATGAGAGAGATTTAAGAGTACAAAATTTAATTGATACCATACAAGCAGATTGTTTGGTGGTGGCAAATGATAAAGGGGATTATGGGAAAGGTAATTATGATTATTCTGGTGTCGACCATGATAAGCAATTGCACGACAAATTCTACGACAACTAATGAAAAGAAAAAATACAATCCAATCTTTAGCATTCTTAGGACTATCATTACTTCTACTAACTAATTGTAGTATGAATCGAAGTCAAACTGGTGCCGTTTTAGGTGCGACAACTACTACTGCCTCATGTGTAGGTATTGGTATTGACAATCCATATGCGATAGCTACTTGTGCTGTGATTGGTACATTTGCTGGTGCAGAGCTCATGTATAATTCAGATTATGATGTACATAGTGCTGTCTTTGTAGACCATTTAAATACAAGTCCTTCAAATCAAAGTTATACAAATTGGTTCAATAGCAAAACAGGTAATAGTGGTATTATAAAAATCAGTAGGTCTTACACAGAGGGACCAATTAAGTGTAAAGATTATGACGCTACTATTGATATTACAAACAAATGGCCATTGATAGGTATTGGTGGTGTGAATAGAGAAACGGTTTTTGGTACAGCGTGTCAAATGCCGGATGGGAGATGGATAGAAAAAGATGTCTTATTATCAGGAAAAGGTTAATAACCTAAAAGAAGAAGTGAGAACAAAGAAAGAACAAATGGAATTTGAGACCAATGAAAAGAGGCTTGCCATTTTAGAGGAAGAAGTGTATAATACTGAACAATCAATTAATGAGTTAGAAAAAAATTATGTTTGACCCTAGGTTCCAGATGAAAAAATATTTGACATGGACATTTGTTCTTATTTTGTTCTTAATTATATCTGGTATTGCTGTTGCAAAAGATTATACGAAGATTATACCAATTGACCCTAAAGAAGTTGACGGTCAGTTTTGTTTTATTAAAGTAACTATCAAACAAGTCGGTGACGAGATAGTTAAAGAAGAAATTTTGGAGTGTGCTGACGGTAAAAAACAGCATGACGGACCGAGTTATTGGGAGATGTTTGCTCAATTCTATTATGCAGGTGTCAATACTCCAGAATACTGTCGATATTATAGTCGACCTAAGCATGCCTTAAAATCATTTGGTGAGGTGTGTTTATCAACAACTGGCAAATGGGAGGTTAAATAATGATTAGAAATCTAATTATTGTAGCTCTTGTGTTAGTTATATTATATGATGTATCGAGTGAGGACGCTTTGGGGTATGTTCAATCCACGCTTGCCTTCTTACAAGAATTAGTATATAATGTAATGGAGAGTGAGAAAATATGAAAAATATAAGTAAATTTGTAGCTATTGGTGCAGTAGGTCTTATGATGACTGCCTGTAGTAATACATACAAAATCAAATCAGAGAGTGGTAAAATAATGAACTCTGTGCCGAAGTGGTACATGGCTGATTATTCAGAATCAAAAGCGTGTGATACGCCTTGGTTAGGTAAAGACAAAGATAAAATGTGTATCTTTGGTGTTGCTACAGCCGTTTCTCCTGATTTACAATTAGCAATAGAGAAAGGCAAGATGATGGCTAAATCTGAACTTGCTGATATTATTGCTGGCGAAATGAATAAAGAAAGTAAACAATTCATAACTGAACTTGGTAAAACAAATACAAAAACTGTTGTAAGTGAAGTAGAATCTGTTATAGTTAATAAGATTAGTAACACACCTGTTAGAGGATATGAAATCTTCAAACAAGATGTTACCTTAACTAAAAATGGTTATTACAGAGTATGGATTGGCTTGAGATTGCCTTTAGGTGAGTATAATAAGATGTACAACTTCACAATTGCTGAAGCTGTTGACGCTTATAACTTAAAAGAAAAAGCAAATATCAAGTATAATGAACTAATGAAAGATGACAATGGAAATAATAATTTACAGTAAACCAAATTGTATCTATTGTGATAAGTCAAAGGCCTTGCTGAAAGGCCTTGGATTAACTTACGAAGAAAAGATGTTTGGTAAAGATTTTAAATCACCAGAAGAACTGTACGAAGCAGTTGGTAAACAAGTAAGAACTATGCCTCAAATTAAGATTGATGGTGAACTTGTTGGTGGATATAATCAATTAGTAGAACATATGGCCGATAAAGGTTTAACAAATTTCAAAGGCGAAAAGATATAGTGTCAGATGATAATGTCATACTTTTTCCCACAGACCGGATTAAGAACAGTAAACAGACAGGTACTAAAAATACCAAGTTTCAAAAACAGATTGAAAAAGAACAAACACAAAAGTTTGTAGAGTCTGCTGTTGATGATATTGCTATGAAACTATTACATAACTTTGTAGACCTTGCTATGAAAACTAATACAGAAACCTTTACAAGAGATTTTTCATATCTAGTTGATGTTTTGAGGGCTACGATAAAAAGAGATTTTGGTTTGAACCACATTGTACATAAGATAACAGACAATACAGTTGAGTTAATACATGACAATGCTGGTAATACAAGAGCAAGAATAGATTACTCTAATATCAATAACATTGATTTTAGACCTAAAACAGATAGAACAAAAGAACCGTTATCAGAGGAGGTCAAAGATGAGTTAACAGGTGTTGACTTTATTCCAGATTTTGACCCAAGCGACAATGATAACTAAACAGAATTCCGTTCTGGAATCGCCATGTCAGGTTGTAAAATTGACAGAAAGAGAGGAGTTATAACAATTATGTTTAACTTTTTATTTAACACAAAGAAGGAGAATAGTCACATGGCTAGAACTAAACTATCAAAAACTGAAAAAGTGAGAAATCTTTTTTCAAAAGGAAATGCAGTAACTTGGAAATCTCTAAGAACTACATTTGACCTAAGGTCACCAGCTTCAATGGTTGGTAAACTTAGAAATGAAGGTATGATGATTTATGAAAATAGAACATCATCTGGAGTTTCATACAGAGTAGGAGCACCATCAAAAGCTGTAATCGCAGCTGGTCAAACTGCTTTGTTTGGTAACCAAGGTTACTCAGCGTAACTTTTAATTCAGAGGCGGCCTTCGGGTCGCCTCCGTTTATTATGACTATAGCTTCAGGATTAGGTTTATTTTTTATTGGAATGGGTGTTAGTGTTATTGTAATGTTTATAATTATTAAAGTGTTTGATATTGGTGATGAGTAATCATTTAAGAAACATAAGAGCATTATTTGAAACAGCAAAAACACATAAAGTATCCAGAAAAGTTGATAGTTATGAATATGAAGAAGTAGAGAAATTGATATTAACAGATAACATACCATACCACGAGGTCTTACAACTATTTACAGATAAGATTTATCGAAACTGGTTTTACGATAGGAACTTTATAAAATGATATTAGTAGATTTAAACCAGGTTTTAATTTCAAATCTTATGGTACAGACCAGAGGTCAAGGTGATGTAAAGCCAAACGAAGAAATGATAAGACACATGGTGATGAACTCATTGCGTGGCTTCAATGTAAAATTTAAACAAAAGTACGGCAATATGGTACTTTGTTCAGACGCTGGCAATACATGGCGTAGAGATATATTCCCACATTACAAGTATAAAAGAAAAAAAGATAGAACTGAATCAAGTTTTGATTGGGATAATATCTTTGATATACTTACCAATATTAAAAACGAATTAAAAGAAAACTTCCCATATATTATGATGTATGAGGAGAAGTGTGAGGCTGATGATATAATCGCCATATTAACAAAGTATTACCACCAAGATGAAAAGATTATGATTGTATCTGGTGACAAAGACTTTATTCAATTACAATTCTATAAAAATGTAGAACAGTATGCTCCCATCCAGAAAAAATTTATTGGTTTTGATGAAGACGGTATCAAAATAGACCCAAAAGAATTTCTATTAGAACAGATTTTAAAAGGTGATAGGTCAGATGGTATACCAAATATACTATCACCAAATGATAGCTTTGTAACTGGAATTAAACAAAAACCAATGACCAAAAAAAGGTTAGAAGAATGCTCAGTTACAGATAACTTGGACGAACAGTTAAGTGCAAGATATAATGAGAACAAGAAACTAATAGACCTAAACCAGATACCACAGGTCTACGAGGATGCTATTATAAATAGTTATCGAAGTTATAAAGTTAATGACCGTAACAAGTTATTGACATACTTTATTGAAAATAAATTGAAGTCTTTAATGGAAAATATTAGTGACTTTTAACATGGAGAAATAAAATGGCAACACAAAATCCAAACTTGATGTCTAAAGCTGCAATGACAACTATGGCCTCTACAAGTGGTAGTGGTAAGTTACTAATGCACGAAGTTTTGACTAAAGTAAACAACGCA